AATAGCTCCACTATTGAACGAAAGCATTGGCCCATTATTTGTTTTAGTAATTCCTCCAAAAGTATTTCTCTCAACCACATAGGAATAGGGAATATCTTGAAAAGTGACACCATCATTTGGTGAGACTCCTCGAAATGCTCGAATATGTCCAGTTTCGCCTAATCTAGAGTGACAAATTACTTTATAGCGCATAGATCCTTTCCTACCTTGGAAAGCTGGTGATATGTATGCTATAAATGTAGTATTACAAGCTAACCTATTGTTAGATAATACAGGTGGTGTGGAAATTGCTAGTTTTGCTGTATATGCTGCAGGATTAGCAAAAGGTAAAGGAAAATGAGCACATGTTATTCCTCTAACTGCATAATTGAATGTTGAATCAGTTGTGGTCACCGAACACTGGTAATTAAACCTTTTAACCATAGGACGAAAGGAAACAATCCTTTCACCATAGTAAGCTTGTGGGTTTAATTCGTAACTATGTTGATCAAATCCTGGCCCCATTTCTATAGCATCAATCTCATCAGAAGATGGTCCACTAATTGGAGTAACATATTGAAGAACTTCATTCATAGGTGCAGCAAGTTCGAACCCTTTGCCAGCTCTAACAAAAACTAAAATATCAATTTCAGCTGTCTCAGAAGGAGAAACCAAAGGATTGATAACAGTTACTGCCAATGTTCCATTATGGAATGTTGGGTTATATGGTTCTGTTGTATCAACACCCACATCACCACTAGGGTTTAGATGTTGGACGTTGAGATATGCAGTAGCTGCCATCCAAGGAACAACTACTGTGGTGTGTTTACCGGGTTCCATATCTACAACTACAGTATACTGTTCATTAGTTAAAGTCCCAGTATGAATGTTGCTATTCGGATTATAACTAATTGCAAATCGAAACCGTTGCGATGGTGAACCAATTGGACAAATACAATATTCAATTGGACCTGTCCAATTTCTAAAAGGATAAGCACAGAATGTAATAGCGTTTGGATAGCCAAGCGTAGTTGCTTCAATGGTTGGAACATGCCAATTCATAGGATGAACTGGGAAATTCAATATTTCTGTTCCAGGAGCGGTTCCAGTCTGAACTGTAGCGGTGGTTAACAATGACCATCTACCAGCAATAGTTCCAAAAGCTAGTTGGTCCTCTTTTCCAGTATTTGTGATAGCTGGATCTTGGCTTATTCCGTACTCTGGGTCCAAAGATAGAAGTCCTGAGTTAGATATTCCAGATGTGAGAGCTAAACTATCAACACCCGCAATGGTAACTTCAGTTTTTGGAGCTGTGGATTCAGGCATGGAATAACCAAAGAATTTTGCTACG